CCATCATCCGAGTTGAGAAACCGACGCTGATTATCGCCAAGATTTGGAAATGACACCCAAGCCCGCATGATCCGCGTAAAGATTCCGCCATCGGACATCAGGAATTTCTTTTGCTCGTGCCCCAATGCGACAGAAAACGATACCCAAGCACTCATTACTCTAATGATATTGCCTGGTTCTGCGAACAAAATGCGGCGCTGCGATTCAGTCATAGGACCAACCAGTACCTGCCCCGCAACAATCCTGTCGATAGTACCCGGCTCGATGTTCAGAAGCATCTGGTCATTTGCCGTAAGGGTTGCCAATGTCACTTTGCCGTCTATCGTGCGCCCGACAGTTGTTGCCACGCCGTCACTAAGCTGACGAAGGAACAATAGACCATTGGCGCTGATATTTGACGGATTAACAAACGCCACGATATTTCTGAGCACGGAAGTCCCGGAAGCACGCAATGCCTCTATTGCCTCGGGTTGCATCCCATCGGCCATCGTCGCCGCTATTGTGATTGCCCGTAGTCCCTCAGTATTGGCGTCAATCAAAAGCCTGCGGGTTGCGTCCGGCATATCCTGCACCAGAATTCCGGTTATATTTGTTGTGAATTGGCCTTGCTGATCCAACAGTATCCGTCGCGCAGCCACCGGCATTTCGCTACTTATGGCTGCCGTGATACTTGCCGCATATGTGCCAGCTTGGGAAAATATGATCCGCTTGGCTGCGTCTGTACTGCGCAGGGAAACAGCCGCCTCGATTGCCACGGCGTATGATCCAAGGTTGCCAAGTGCGAGCCTCATGGCAACTTGGTCAACCTTGCTGCCAAGGGCGACGTTAACAGTTCGCGTCAATTCTGAATTTCCGGCCAGTGCCAGACGCCGGGTTTCTTCTGATATACCAGATTCCGCAATCAACCTAATTGTGCGAACCAAATCAGACGATGAAATAAGCGCCACCCGCATAGTCTCAGGTGTGATTTCGCTTCCCTGTTTCAGGTTTATAACGCGGGTGAATGATTTCGCCGCATCAAGCGCAAGCCTCTGGATATTTTCAGACGGCGCCAATCCTGCAATGATGTTGAGAGACCTTGTAAATCCTGACGGATCGGCCAGCGCCAAATCCCGCACATTTCCATCGACCAGTTTCCCGGCGATAATGTTGATTACCCTTTTGAACGACAGAGCATCGGCCATTGCCAAACGCTTTTGATCGGCGGGCAAGTCCGATCCCTGTATAAAATTGATACGCTTTTGAAGCGGCGCAATTTCATTGAAAACAATTGCTCGCACATCGGGTGGAAGCGCCTTTGCGGTGAATATAATTGATTTCATTAGAGACGACACGTCAGACAATGCCAACTCTGTCAGCTGATCTGGCATGGTGTTTTGCGCGATGTATCGGATTGTCTGACGGTATACTCCCCCAGCGGTTAGCGCCAAGTCCTGCACCTCCTGCGGCCACTGTGCATCGTCCAGAACATATTTTATTGTCTTGATGTGTTCGGACGCCCCGGTGAGCGCCAGCCACTTTTCATCCGGCCCCAGATCGCTGCGCACGACGAAATCAATTGTACCGGTCACGCCGGTTTGCGCGTTGGCAATCAAGCGGCGCACATCGGCTGGCAGGTTCGCCGTCGCCAGTAGATCAACGGTGACCTCAAGACGCTCCTTCAGGAATGCGTAATTGATCATCTCTGCGGCTTTAATCGCGCCCTCCAACGATCCGAGTTGACCGTTGAGCGCATCAAGTTGAGCCGGATCAAGTGCGCCTCCGCTGTTGAGGTAGTCGCGCACCTCGCCAAGCAAATCAACTTGATTGCCAAGCAATCCAGCGATTACGTCATGACGCGCGCCCTCGACATCTGACACGCCAGACGCAAGTTGAAGGTCCGATATTACACGGGCCTCCATTCGTGCCTGTTCCACCGATGACTTGGCTGTGGCCGCGCTTGACGACAACAACGCACGCGCTGCACCAGTCAGATCGCCAGCGGCTTGACTATCGCCAGCGATAGCCGACGACAGAAGGGCTTGAAACCGCGCTTGGTTGAACGCTTGAGCCTGCTGGCCGCTCACCAAAGCACCGGCAGTACCGCGAAGCTCTGCAATAAATGCCCGCAGCGTCTGACTGGTGCGATACCACAGCCCCGCCGCCTGTTCACTGGCACGTTGGGCCTGCAATGCGTCTGAGATCATGGTTCCCTGCACATCTGCTGCGACGACGTTGACCATCCTGGCGATTTCATTTGTAAACGATCCGACAGCGGGCAATATTTCGTTGAACGCTCCCGATAGGCTGATCAGTGCTGCATAGGTCTCGCGCCCGCCTTGAGTGGCAAGGTCTTGCGCCTCGATCATGGCCCGATACTGATCGCGGGTCTGCGGCATGGCAATGCCCAGATCAGCCAGCGCGGCAGTGGTCTGGCGTGTTGCGGTCTCAATCCGCTCCGCCTCAGTGTAGAAAGCGGCGTAGTAAGCGCCAGTGGCTTGGTTCATAGCATCAAGCCCGCCGAATGCATCTGCCAGTTGAGACGCCATTTCACCGCCAGCCAATCCAACATCAAACATGGTGTGGCCGAGGGTGTCCATGATAGCGTTGACGGCAACAATGCTGGATGACAGGCGCGTCAGGGTGTCCAGCGCTGTCTCACCCTCTCGGGCAAGCTCACCCGCCGCCCAAGACGTTTCCGTGATCGTTTCGGTCACTTCCTTGAATGAGATTTTCCCGTCACTGAAATCAGGTACGGTATTTTTCACATCTCTAGTGATTTCAATGAACGTGCCAATAAGCCGCTCAGCCATGCCGTTTGCCAGTCGCGTCAATTCGTCCTGAAGTGCGGCAACTGCCTGATCCTCAGACATTCCGGCAGTGGACAACTCGACGGCCATAGCGAATCCATCCAGAGCGGACGTGCCGAGGTTCAGCGTTTCGGCCATGCTGGTGACGCTATCTCGAATTCCGATGTAGGCCCGCGTGATCGGATCTGCGATAGAAGCCTCTGCATCTGTCAGTGTGGTGCTGACTTTTTTGGACAGCCCCCAAAACTTAGATTTTTCGACCGTGCGGAATGATTGCACCAGCACGTCTAGGCCGTCAACGGTCACACGAAGGCCGGTGTCCAGCTCTTTTGTTTTGGACCGGAAGAAGCTGAACGCCGCAGCCGCGATGCCGAGAACCGGAATTGCCGCGCCAACCGTGGCCAGAAACCCGCCGCCAGCGGCGGCAGCATTTGCGCCGATGCTGAAAATGTTGGCGATACCACCCGATACAGCGTTGCCAAGCCCGCCCAGAAGTCCTGTCCCGCCAGCAAGGCCCCCCAGAAGGCCACCGCCCTTTGCCCCGAAGCTGCCAAGCAGCCCCACGCCACCAGCAACCGCAGCACCACCAGAAGCCGCAGCACCACCGGCAGCCGCAGCTCCACCGCCGACCGACCCTGCCATGCCCAAGCTGATCATTATCTTGTTCTTGACCGCAGCCGCCGCCATTTGCTTCAGTGTGTTGACGAAGATGTCTAGCAGTCCGTCAAGACCTCCCTTGAAGCCGTCTACCATGTAATCGACAGCCGAGCTTATGCCCTTCGAAAGCGTCTGATCAGCTGCGTTTACCGCCTGCCCGGCTGTGCTAGTGATCTGACTGACCAGCGCGGCAGTCTGGCCTTCGATGCCGACGATCATGCCGCCAATCGTTTGCTCTCCGACCTTTGCCATAACGCGCGACGGAGACCTGATTTCCAACTTATTTCGGGCCGCCGAAATCATCCGCTCGATAACTGATGCAAGACCTGCCACCGGGTTACCGGCACTACTGCTAATCCCTTTGGCAAGCCCGTCCATCATCAGCTTGCCTGCATCCATTATCCGGGATGGCCAGAACCCGACCTCGGCATGGATGGCACTCCATACGCCTTGCATTGCAACGCTGGCCTGCGCTTTTTCTCCAGACAAACCCGTGACCAGCGACACGATTGCAGTCCTGCCCCAAGTCAAAAGGCGATCCGGCCACGAAGAAACCTCGGCATAGATTGATGCCCATATCGGGCTGAAAATGTCTTTCCAGTTCTCGACGTACTGCTTGCCGTAATCCAGCGCGGCAGCCCAATCGCCACGCATCAGTGCGTCAATGCCCCCGACAAAGACCTCAAGTTGCATCAGGGAAAATCCGCCCGCCGACTTGACACCTTCCCACAGCACAGCAAAAGCGCCAGCAATGAAAGACGCCCCGGAATCCAGCGCACCGACGATACCGGGAAACTGATCACGAATTTCCGACCAATTATTGTAGAGATACGCGGCGGCGGCAGCGGCAGCCACCCCTGCTGCTGCAAACGGGAAAACCATGGCGAGGGCCGCAGCGCCGACAGCACCAATCATCATGGCGATTTCCCCCAGATTTTCCATGCCCGAGAAAGCCCGTACCAGATCGGTCACAGCGCCGACGACAGCGCCGATTGCATCGGTCAGCCCGGCATCGCCCAGCGAAATAATCAGCCCCTCGACGGCAGAATTGAGTCCCTTGAAGTCTCCGCCAAGCTGGTCGCGCATGGTAGCGGCCATCTTCGACGTTGATCCCTCCGCCCCCGCGATGGATTCGGAATACCTGTCGAACTTGGCGGCGCCTTCGGCCAAGACAAGCAGGTTCGAGGCGGCTTCCATCCCTACAAGCTCAGTCGCAGTTGCAAGGTCGATGTTGGCATCGGACAGTGTGCGCAGAATGCTTTCGAGTGAATTTGCGGTAGGGTCTAGTGATGCCATATCCAAGCCCAAAGATGCCAAGGATTCGGCAGCCTTATCGGATGGTGAAATCAGCCGTGATAGGATCGTGCGCAGCGTGTTGCCTGCGCGCCCGCCTTGGATGCCTGCGTCAGAAAGTACGCCGACCGCAGCCGCTGTATCACCAATAGAAATGCCCAGAGTGTTTGCGACTGGCGCGACATAGCTCATGGCCTCGCCTAATTGGCTGACATCAGTGTTGGCGATGCTGGACGCCTTTGCCAGAACGTCGGTAACGGATGCCGTCTCGGCGGCTGCGATTCCGAACCCAGACAGGATGTTCGATGTGATGTCGGCGGTGCGCGCCAGATCCATGCCCGCCGCTGTTGCTAGATCGAGGACACTGGGTAGGGCTGCCATGCTTTCAACCGCGCTGAAACCTGCCATGGAGAGGAACCCAAGTGCATCCGCAGCCTGCGACGCGCTGAACTCTGTCGTACTCCCCATTTCCTTTGCCAGATTGCGCAGGCTTTTCAGCTCAATGCCTGTTGCACCCGAGATGGCGGCAACCCGCTGCATCGAACCGTCAAAAGCGCTCAGCGTGGTGATGACGCGGTTCAGGGTGGCCGCAGACCCGACGAACGCGGCAATGCTAACAGCCGCCTTGCCGAACGCAGCACTGGTGCGGGTGCCCATGCGTTCGGCAGACTTCTCCGTACTGCCAGCTTGGCGCTCGAAGTCGCGCATGTCGTTCTTGGCGCTGACAAAGCCCCGCGAATCCACGCGCAAGCCGAGAGTGGCAAGATCTGTCATTGGTGGAAATCCTTGCAAAAGCGGGTCTGGCCCCATAGCTTTGCAGCTTCAGGGTTAAGGAGATTCGGAATGCGTATTTTTGTCTTGGCCATCGCCGCCGTGCTGGCAGTCTGTCCCGTGTCGGCGCAGGTCGCCTCGCCTGGAATCTTCGATGATGAAGAAGGATGCTATTCGTTTCTGAATAGCGTCCAAGGCATGATCGAAATGTATTCTTTTTTGGTTTCCGACCTGACGCTGCCAGAACGGTCCGATCCGATGTTTGATCTGTTCCGTGACCCATTGCAGGGTTTGACTGACCTGCAACGCGAAGTGGCCACAGTCTGTGTCGCCATGAAGCCTGCATAAGCAGATCCCGAATGAGCCGATCTATTCCGCCACGAACGGCGCTTGGGTGTTCTTCCCGTCCGACCGGGTTATCTCCCCAGCGTATTCAGACGACATGGTTCGCAACCATTCGCCTTCTGCGCCGTTGAATGTCATCCCGATATTCATGGCCCAAGCGCGAATTTCTGAATGTGGAACCGGTATCGGACCCATAGCGCCATCAAACACCGGCCCGACCGACATAAGCCATTCAGTCAAATGCGAGCGAAATGGAAGATCAGGGAAATCCGGCTCAACGTTGGCGCGCCGGGCAAACTCCCAGCGCACCTGCTTGAACCCGTCAGCCTTTGTAGAAAGCCATGCATGTTGACGCGCCCAAAGACATAGCGATTCAAGGCTTAGCCGAAAAAATTCGACACCTCTTTACGGTAATCGTCAACTTGGCGAAGAATATCAGGATAACCCGTGTAAAGCCATACTGCAAGATCGTGTGAAAATTCCGGCCCTTTACCGGCTGGCAATGGCAAGTTTTCCCATCCGACAGTCGCGTCGGCTGCATCCTCAATCTGAGTTTTTTCACCGTCAGTAATCAAACCCATGATTTGATTGTGAGCCATCTTCGTGAAATCCATTTTGGTGCCTCTGGACTTCAGTTGTCGAGCCGCTCTATCCGATGCTTTGCGCTTGTATGTGGCGCTGTCTGGGCCAAGCAATTTTATACGACAAGGCTTGGATTGATCCGGCTTTCCATCTTCGCCGTTCAAATATGCCTTTTGCCCAGTTGAGCTATTGCTCAGGTGCATCCATGAACCGCTTTCCGAGACGGCAATTGTGTCAAACATTTCCATGTAATTTTCCTTTGGTTTCCGGTTTCAAATCGGGGCGACGATAGCCGAAACCACCATCCATCGCCGCCCCTGGCCGCCGAAGCGGTTTCGTTGCGGCTGCGTTACGGCGCAGCGACGTCCACCACCGCGCGGGTGACTTCGACCATCGACGTGGCGGGCACGACCGAGCCGACAGCCTGCGAAGTTTTGAACGACATAACCTTGCCGCTGAAATAGCGGATGGAGCCGTCCGAGCGGGTTTCGCGGAAGCTGATCTCGTTCTTCGAGGTGATCGCCGCCTTGAGGATCGCCTGCCCGGCGTCACCATCGGAATACGCCATCGGCACAGACAGAGACCCATAGTTCAGTTCGCCGTGAAACTTGTTCTGGATGCCTGTTTTAAGTGGCGTGTGAGTGACGGTGGAGTGTTCCGCGCCAAACTCCGGTACATCAGTGACTTCGCTGATTTCGGTCCAACTCAATACGGAGTAGCCGGTAGGATCGTAAGTTGCGGGCGAAGCCGCCGAGGCGGATAGAAACCCGCCGATGCCTTCTGTGGTCGCCATTGGGCGTTCCTTTCAGTAATTGAGCGCCGGAATGGCGCTGGTGATAGGCGGGATGCCTATTTCTGGCAGCACGACATGCCCCGCGAACGGGTTAATGCCGGGCTGATGTGTGTCTTGAATTAGGCCTGCGGGTTGAGCAGGATGGCGCTGATACCGGTGCCGCCAGTCACCGCAATGGTGCCCTTAAGGTAAGCCGAAATCGTGTCGAGAGGGATTGCCTTGACGACCGACACCGCAATTGCTCCGACCGCATAGCCGCCTGAAACATCGATGTTGCCGATGCCAGGGACGCCAACTGTGGTGCCACCGTTTCCATCAATCACTGGGGATAGCGATCCGGCTGTGCCGTTGCGCAGGATCAGCACCTGCCCGGTGCCTGGCCGGTATACGAACGTGTCGCTTGCGGTCAGGGTGGTCTGGGTAACGGTGCGCTGACCGGAACCAGTGGTGAGGGTGGGAACGATGGTCGCCATAGGTGATGCCTTTCAGGTCAATCGGGGATGATGTTGATGGTAATTGGTGTTGTGTCGGGTTGCTGGGGTGCGGGTTTCGGTTCGCGCCGGGCCACCAGAACGGGTTGCGGTTCGGGTTTGTCTTCGGTCTGTGGCGTCAGGCCATGGCGAAACTCTACCAGGACTTCGCCATCGGCGTCAGTCGCGTCGGCCACGATCCCGGCATAGGTCACGCCGTTGTCCAGCGTGGCAAGCAGCTTGGTGCCAATCTTCGGGATTGGGCCGCGATAGATCAGGGCTGGGGTG